GTAAAAGGCAGGGCGTTAAAGCTGGCACGAATGATGAAAGAAGGAAAGTATTAACGTGTAACAAAAGGTTAACATTATGAGCAAATCTATATATGCAGTCGCATTGTCGGCTGTGCTTCTGTTTTCGACAAACGCTTTTGCAGAGATAAAGCCAGTTGTTTGTTTAAATCCAAACATAGCAACTGTTTATACAAACTTTTATACAGAAGATGAAGGCTCATATCAAGTACCCAAAGAATCTGTTGCATACGTTGATGTTTTACTTCGCACTATCTATGGCAAAGAGTTTGTTAGTGGTGTTGTCACTAGAGGTGATAAGATACTTAGGGTAGAAGGCAATCAACGCTGGTACTTAGACCTAAAAGAATGGAACTGTATAAACCCTGACCTAGCAGAAAAAATGGACGCATAATGGATTGGTTTAAACTAGCCCAAATACTAAATGATCTTCGTGTAGTACCACGCATAATGCTGGTTACTTATACAGTAGTCTGGTATCAGACTATAAACTGGTTCATGCAATTACCCTCACCTAGCCTAGAGCAAGCTGGCCTTGTTTCTGTCGTTACTGGTGCTGGTGCTGCATGGTTTGGATTATATCTTGGAGGCAAGAAATGATAGAAGCAATCATGACTATATTAGGATCATCTACTGTAGGTGGTATAGTAGGTGGTGTATTAGGTATCTTCCAACGCAGGGAAGATAGAAAGTATCAAGATCTGCAAAACAAGTTCGAGCTAGAGCGTATCAAGCATCAGTCTGTTGCTGGTGTAGCAACGTCAGAAGCACGAGCATTTGAACATTCGCAAAAGCCTGATCCAAGTATAGGTGGTATTATAAAGAGTGCTGTACGGCCTATTTTAACCGCTATACTGTACTATCAAGTATATGTTCTTATCGTGTCAATAGAGCAACTTACTGGTGGCTTAGACTTTATAGATCAGGCTGAATTAATGGAACTTTATAAGATTATTATACTATCTATTTTAAGCCTTGCTTCACTGGCCACAAGCTGGTGGTTTGCTAGTCGCCCAAGTGGTCTACCTCAGATGGTATGGAAGGATAAAGATGGCAAGTAAGCAGGATAGCATTAACCCTAGCCACTACAAGAGTCATCCCAGTGGCGTAGAGTGTATTGAAATAACCCAGCATATGTCTTTTACGCTGGGCAATGCTATAAAGTATATCTGGCGAGCTGACCTAAAGCATCAAGATAATGGCATTGAGGATCTTGCCAAGGCTCGCTGGTACTTGGAATGTGAGATAAAGAAAAGATCTAAGGACTATCGTAAAAAGTAAAACATAAGGCCAACAACGCCTGTGAGTACACTGCCTTGTATTAGCTGTACAAACCAACTATTTCGCTTGGAAGATCCTTCTACCCTTGTGACTCGTATATCTATGCTTTCAACCTTTTCTGACTGACGATTCAAGCGTCTTTCTTGCGTATCTAGTCGATCAGAAACAGCAGCCTGCTTTTCTTCAATGCGAATGACAGAGCCAACAAGTTCGGTCAATTTATCCAACTTATCTTCAATTCTATCTAATCTGTGGTCTGCCATCTGCATTGTCCATACCAAGTGCTATTGTCCTTTTTACATTTTACCATTTATTGCAATTGATTAATACCGACTTTGTGACGCTGAACCTCACCATGCTCTTTATCAAATATGATAGCTGTCATACTACGCTTTGCCCCATATCCAGAGTGTGAGTGCCACTGGTCAGGTGGCGCAAGTGTATTGAAGCTCTCTGTTTGTAGCCCACCAATCTCTTTTGCATTGTTGTGGTGTATGTGACCCAGTAGAAGGTGTCTATGCTTAGTCCGACCCCACTCCTCTGACAATGTATTGGTGATAAATTGATAGGCACGATCTGGCTTCATTCTATCTCCATGATGTGCAACCAGAAGGTTTTTGCCATATTCGTAAACCATGAATTTATGTCGATTATCAAGAATAGTTACACGCGGCTCGTTTTCGTAAAAGACAGTCAGCATGGTGTTGATAATAAGAGCAGCGTCACGATCATGATTGCCTCGTACTTTCATAAGTACCACATGATGATGCTTCTCTAGCATATACTCAATAGCTGCACGATAGATGCGTACTGTTGCAGACACTATGTCGCTCAAGTCACCATCTACGTCTAATACGTTGCCAGACTGAGTAAGATTACTAGAGTCGTTATTGTGCATAAAGTCACCAATATCAACCATCATTCCTACGTCAGTATTTCCACTGCAATCAACAAGCCACTTTATAGCTGATAACGTAGCCTTCTCTGCCATATCAAGATTCCAGTCACCTTGACCCATGTTATAACGATCACGAACCAGCATACCCACATGAGCATCACCAATAACATAAGCTGTTAAGGCATCTGTTGTGAGTGTTAGTTGGTCTTCTTTAGGTTCATATCTGGGAAGTGTTTGGCATAGATCATCTGCAACTTGTTTGAGGCACTCTGTTAGCTCCTCTTTTTTCAGGTCAGTCTTTACCCATTGCTGCTTTACTAGACCATTCGGCCCATATAGAGTTGATACACCTTTGACTAGGTGAGTCTCTGGTGCTGGATATGCCATATCATGCTCTGGCGACCATCCATGTTTAGCTGCGTTTTTCTTTGCCCTTTCTAATGCTCGCTGTAAGGCTCTTATTGATATTCCAAGACTTTCTGCTGCTTTACGCTGTGAGCTTGAGTAGATAAGAGTATCAATAATTTCTTTTTGACGATCTGTAGCCCACTGTTTCAGTGCCTCTAAATCCTGCATTCCTGCCTCCTAGTGTTTAGTACGTTCCTTTCCAAACCCTTAGCTTGTCAAATTCGCCTGACAGCATTTTTCGTTTAATAACTTCGCTGCGAGCTGGATCATCCCAGCTTATACCAGCTTCTTTTAGCCACTCATTAATAAGAGCAGCATCTACTGTGCCAACAAGACGCGATTCGCCAAACTCAGCGCATCCTGCTTCTCGTAGCATTTTTGCGTGTTCTAGGTTAGGAGTCCAATCCTGCTTTTTTATATGTATTAGCTGATCACCTTCCTGTACCCACTTCTCGCCTACTTTCATTCTTCAGCCTTTTTCTTTCGAGTACGCTTTGGTATGACCTTGATTCTATGTGAACCATACCCTTCATCTTGAGCATTGATAATATCGACAATCTTTTGATCGACCTCGACAATATCGCCCTTATAAGCCCAGTCATCTAACATGATGTTATCAGCCAGAACTTCTAACTTAACCTTTGCCATGTGACCTCCATAAATTAAAAAAGGGGCTTACCATAATTAGTAAACCCCTTTGATTATAACGCTTTAAACGCTAAATGGCTAATTAAGAGCAGTCAACTACTGCGCCTAGAGCCTTCTCGTTACGAACAACAAGAGTACCTTCACATACTACTTGACGCTTCTCGTTGTCACCGGTCTTAGCAAGTGCAACGTTCTTCATCTTGCGCAACTCAGCAAATGCCAACTTATCTTTCTCAATGATGAATACGTCACGAGAACGGTTTTCACGAGCAGGAACAAACTCAACAGAACCCCAAGGAGTCATGTAGATGTTCATTAGGTTAGCAACTTTACCATCAGCAGCACCAATGGTGGAACGCTGGTTGTTGTTACCAGTAAAGCCTAGAGCTAAGTTCATCTGAGAAGCAGACAAGATAACCATGTCAGGCTTACCGCCTTCTGCCCAGATCTCTTGCATAGTGGTGTCAAAGTCAGCTTGAGTAAAAGCAGTTTTAGCACCATCTGTACGAGCGTTAGAACCATTACCAGTAGGGTTTGCACCACCAGTACCAACGTTGTTTACGTTAGTAGTGATCCAAGCGCCTAGACCAGCCATGCGACGAGCAGCAGTAGAACTACCAGCTACTTTAGCTTGGTTGTCCATCAAAGCCTTCTCAATGTCTAGCTTCTGTTCAGCACCTACTTTAACGATCTGGTAAGACATTTCTTTACCACGACCAGCATTATCAAGAGCCACAGAAGTGTCAGGAGTCACAACAGCATTCTTAAAGATCTGCGTGTAGTTACCTAGACGACTAGTAGCAGCACGAGACTCAGCAGCAGTGTCATCGCCTTCAATGTGAGCGTTAGTAGTAGAACTACGTAATGTGTCAGTTTGCCACTCATGCAAAGTGTTAGACGCGCTAACTTTTGCAATGGAGGATAGTAAAGGAGTTTCTTCAGGAGAAACATTAAAAATTACATCAGACAGATCTTCACGAATGCCATTAGCATCATAGCTGTCAAAAGTGTTAGTTGGTTGTGTCATTTTAAATTACCTCAATAATCATGTTTAAACTTAACTATACTTAACCTTGGAATAGCAATGCGGCTGCATCAGCCACGCTACCCGACTTCTTCAGTTTAGACATTTGAGATTGCTTCTTCTTTGCAGCAGTATTGACAGGTTTTTTAGCACCCGACTTCATGAGTGGCTTGGCCTTCTTGACCTTAGTCTGAACCTTATCAGAACTAGCCATCATTTGATCGTACAACATAGCTTTATGCAGGGCAACCATAGCACGACTGTCAGTAACAGCGCCTATTTCTTCTGGGGTATAACCCAGCTTCGTACCTTGCTTAATTAAAGACTCTTTCAGCTTAGGTGCTTTCTCAGCGTCCCCAAATTCTGGAATAGCCTTAACTAGTACACTCATCTGCTCTTGCAAGTAGCCCTGTTGAGCTTGTTGCTGTGCAGCTTGCATACTATGCTGTTGTTGCGCGATCTCTCTACGCTGTGTCTGGAACGCAATCAAATCCTCATCATACTTCGCTTTGGCTTCCATGTATCCTAGCGGATCATCTTGTGCCATTTGAGCAGATGGTGGGTTAGGTTGCGCCATAACACCATTTTGCTGCAAGTTTTGCATTAGCGCCTGAAGATTTTGCTGTTGCTCACCCAAATGGGCATATGCTTGTTCAGCTTGCTTCTTCGCTTCTGCGGCTTCTCTCATGCCTTTTTGAATATAAGCCTGTCCTGAATAGTCTCGCTTTAGATCATCAAGGGTTACTTCTACTTGTTCGCCATCTACTTTAACGACGAATGTATCAGGCCCACTTTGATCGGCTTCCTGTTCATCCTCTGCTTCATATTCTTGTTCATCTAGTTCAGCGTCTGCTTCACCTTCAGAAACTTCTTCGCCTTCATCGTAGCCTTGCTCGACTTCGGACGATTCTGCCTCGGTTTCATCCAACTGCGCTTCTGTCTCATTCGACTCCTGCTCAGTTACTACTTCTTCGGCTGGCTCACTAGGGGCCAATAACGCCTCTACTGCTTGATCTACTGTAGTCGCTTCCATAGCGGTACTACCTCTCAGTTATTTGCGTTTATCTTTGCGCTCCTCATCAACAATAGCGTTTTTGAGGATACGCTCGAACTTATCAAGCAAGCGCACAGTCCTGTAGGATTCTTCTCTAGCATCAGAATCATCTAATGTAGAGCCTAAAAAGACTTTGACCTGCTCTTGTCTGATTTTATCACAAACTTTGATAAAAGTTTCATTTTTTAACAAAAACTCTGATTCAGACTTTGATATTTTCATTATTGAATATTTCCATTAACGTCTCTTGGAGCTGATTGTATCGCTCTTACACGCTCAACGTCTACTGCTGTACCATATTCACCTAGTATTTTTGCAGCTTGTATCAATAAATCTTGTGCCATTTCATCACGCTTGCGGTCATCGGCTGCTTGTAGCTCTGCATAATCTCTCTGCAACTTACCTAGCTCTTGACCTTGCTTACTGCGTAGTTCTTCAGCCTTCACTTGCATATCAGCTTGTAGCTTAATCTGATCGCCTTGCAACTTAGCTTGTGCTTTCATCTGGTCAGACTGGATGCGAGCCTGCGCCTTAATCTGCTCTGCCTGAATCATAGCCTGTGCCATCTGGTCTTGCTGTGGCTGTTGCTGCTGCTGTTCAGCTAGTGCTTGCTGCTGCTGCATTAGAGCCTGTTCAGTTTGCTCATTCATAGGTCTGTAATAGCGATCTGTATTACGGATTCCTGAGATAGCCAGCATATCAGCCAACGTGTTACGCATCTGGGTTAAGCTAACAAAGCCATTGTTAGGACCATAGCCTTGATATATTTCACGCTGTGTCTGGAAGGTCTGCATTAGTGCAGCAATCTTAGTATCTTCCTGTCCTGTGCCTAAACCTACATTGACCTCCACATCCATGTCAGCGTCCCATACATCAGGTGTAACAGGTACAAACTGACCATTTAAGCGCATCAATGTTTCTTCTGGGCTATTGGTCTTTAAGATATGTAAAACCAGCTTAAACAGACGCTTAAAGCCTGTTTCTGCAAGATTGCGAGCCATAACCTCTACCTGACCAGCTCCTTTCTGTGCAGTTAGCTGTGCGGCTGTAGCGGTAGTGTTCTGTAAAGCATCAGGATCTAAGCCCATAGACGCTTTTGTGATGCCAGTCTTTTCTTCAACCAAGTTATCTAAATACTGTAACGCTGTTAGTGTTTGGCCTGCCACAAAAGGTGTTATTTCATCACGGATCTGGCTAATATCGTCAGCACGAATAATGCTGCCAATCTCGTTATTAAGTAAATCTTCCATCTCGACAAACTCATCATTAACAACCTTACGAGGATTATTAACAAGAGCTACGTTATCAAGAATGCCACGCAATACGCTGGTAGCTGTGTCCTGATCGTTCATAATTAACTCAGCTAGTGAGCGACCAAAGAATGCGTGCGGCTCTGGGTCTACTTGGAATACTGCAAATGGTGCAAGATCCCAAGGCTCAAAATCTAGTATCTCATGGTTAGTACCTACGCATACAAACTTATGCATAACAGGTACGCCAGTACCATCAACGTCTATACGCATATATGCCTCTGTAACAACAATAGGCATCATAGAAGGGTCATTGGTCTGGTCATCACCATCTAGGTATTCGCCATGACGTAGATACTTTTCTTCGTCATCAACATTACCATCTGTGCCAGCATGACGCATCAGAATATCATAATCGTATCCCATTGCTACCATGTCACCTACTACCTTCTCGGTAGTGTGACCACAAACAAGGAAGTCATCAAGAGACTTAGCAGAACTGTTTACAAAGAACTCCTCTGGTGGGACGTTCTCAATGCACATATCGCCTTCTTCGCGCTTATGGGCAACCTTCATACTGTGACGATTCTGCTCAACATCAAGACCAAACTCATCAACCTCTATCACAATCTCTTGCGAGTGTTCGATAATATCTACATTATCATCCTGTGCAATAAAGGCCATTTCCTGATCTGTCAGGTTCTCGTATGTGTGAATATCAGCTACTTCTTCTGTATTCCACCATACCTTTACAATACCAGCCTTTTTGACTAGAGCATCATGTATTGCACTATTTAATACATTGTAGCCACCACACTGATTAAACTTCCAGTGGGCGTATGTAGTAGCTTGTTCAGCAGATGCAACTTACTGTGGGTTATTAGGTGTATACTCGACAAACTTATCATTAGACAAGAATATACGCATCAGGCTAGGCTTTGCGCCACGCACAACATCACGAACCTTAGTAGACACAACGCTGGAGCGACCTTCTTCATGCTCTAAGTTTACACGACCATCAAAGTATTTCTGTGCATCTTCGCGCTGTGGCTGTATCTCAGAATCCATATAGGCTTCCGCGCCATCTATAGCAGTGCGGATAGCAGATTGAATATCAGTGCTTGTCATTTGACCTTGTGGCATAACTATTCCCTACTTTGTTGCTCTTGCATAGCCTGTTCTAATGGGCTAAGTATAGGTGATTCAGTACCCATTGTACCACCAACTCCAGCAAATGTACCAAATAAACCAGCTTGGCTTTGTGCTGGTGTCATAGCACCCCTAGTTGTAGGTATTAACCTTAATCCTGCTACTGTTGATGTTATAGGTTTCAATAGGCTAACTGCTGCTAATTTCTTATACCCTCCAGCTACAGCAAAAGACTGCGATAAGCGTTGCAATGCACCCATGGCTGCTGAAGCTGACTTGGATGTGTTCTTGGCTGTTCCAGCAATTAATGCTGACGTAACAGCAAGATTGTTTATATCAGCAATTTCTTCTTTGCTAAAAAGTGAATTTACCATACTAGGATTTTTTTGTTTAAGGTCTCGCCATAGCTTATTAAACATTAAACTAGGGTCTTGATTAACCATTCCTGTATTATGCATCTTATCTGCTAAAAGTATAAAAACCTCTTGTCTGACTTGATTCCATTGTTGCTCTGGCAGATTCTTTTTTAAGGTCAATAAATCGCGAGTCAAATCTTTCTTTGATGTAGTTTGTGCAATACTTTTACCTAGTATAGCGTTAGCAGCATCTTCAGGAGCAACCTTTAAATCAAACCTACCATCACGCATTTCTTTAGTGGTAAGTGTAGTAAGTACACCTTTTGTTTCCCATAATTGCTTAAATTCCTTAAACTTAGATATAGCATCCAGACCAGCAGCGACATCAGCAGGATTACCATAAAGTAAGCCTTTTTCAGCCTGCTCAACAAGTATATCATCAAACGCACCTTTTAGCGCACCAGCAGCACCTTTTTCAGTACCACCAGCAGCAGACAAAGCTGTGATAGACTTACGGAACTCAAACAATTCTTTCAAAGACCGACCGTCTTGGAACATCCCTGTTAGTTCGTCAGCTAAAGCAAAAGCAGATGGCGAGCTAGTACGTCTAAATTCCCCTAAACGATCACTAATAACAGACTGAGCCATTGGCGCGTTTTCAGGGATAACAAAGCTACCAGTGCCACCAGCTCCTTTATAAGCATCCTTGTACGCCTTCTCAGCAGTCTTTTTCTGTTCAACTAACTCAGCCTGTGCAGATGCCATACCTTCACCACGCTGAATAGCAATATCATCACCAGCCATTGTAGCCTGTATAGCTGGTATATTTTGCTGTATAGCTTCACGAGCCTTAGTTTGTGCGCCTACCATTATTTGTGCAGGAATCTCACCATAAACAGAGTCAGCAACCTGATCCTCAAAAAGCTGCTGACCTGTATCACCTGTGACTTGCCCTTTTGTAAGGGTTACTGGTACTGGTAAAGATGCAGCAGTAGTGCTTCTTACAGACTCTATTGGATCTAAGCCTTCTCTGACCTGTCTTTCAATTTCAGACCTAACTTTTGGCATGATTTCTTCAGGGTCAAATCCAGCGCCTAAAATAGCTTCTTGTACCTCATTAGTCCTGATAATAAACTGCTCTGGATTATTCTTAAATAGACTAGCTATATTAAATACCAAGCCAGCAGCATCGACAACACCTCTACCTATAGCACTACCGAATGCGCCAGAAGGAATTTCAGAAAGCCTAAATGGTCTACCAGACGCTTGTGAGCTTACAGACTCAAGCAAGCCAGCTTCACCCATACCTAATGCAACAGCACCTTTAAAGCCCTTTACAGGTAAGCCCACTGCTCTTTGCGCTCTCTCGAGCTGACCACCAGTACCCATTACATAAGCACCTTGCATTAATGTAGGTGCGTCAAGTCCTTTCGGGTTTGGGTAAAATTTTTGGTATCGTACAATGTCGCCATCTTCGTTTCGAACAGGCCCACCAACAACAATATTGCCGTACATATCCTTATCAAACAAAGCATCAGGCTCTGCTTTTCTAATAGCCTTCACTAAAGACTCATCATCAAATGATGCAGAAATAGCGGTAACAAGCTTATTATATTTTTTACCCTCAAAGCCAAACTGACTTGCTGGTAATTCACCAAGTACAGGTATATTAGGGTCTCTATCAGAACCACTTATAAAAGCCTTAGCAGATGATAAAATAGACCTATCAGGGTCAACGCTTTTTAGCTGTTGTATATCGCCCTGAGCCTTGGAAATGTAAGCGTCCAACTCAGCGTCAGTCATACTTGAAAAATCTGGCGTTGCCATATACGTTAGCCTCCAACTTGGCGCTTTTGTTTCTCTTTCATCGCTGCCTCTAAAGCAGCAGTAGCGGCATCAATATCACTAAATGGGATTTGAGCGCCACCAGAAGCTCCAATATTCTCTAGATATTGCTTCATGTCTTCTGGGATAAGCTCGCGCTTACGAAGCTCACGCATCATCTCATCAGCCTTGGTACGAGTGATAACACCACTAACAGCTTGGTTAGCAATGTCTGCCATTTGCATTGCAATGTTTGCATTATTAATCAGCATTGTCTGGGCAATTTGACGCGCCTGTGGGTCTGCTGCAATAGAGCCAACCTGAGTCAGTAAGTTCTCAAAATCCTTATCAGTCATTGGGCCTGTGCCAGCAGTTTTCTGT